CACTTGCAGGGGCGTCTTTCCAGTCGTGATGTCTACGGCGGCTACTGGCAAAAAGTCACAACACACATCCTTAGATGTGGTCACGGTCATTCTTCTCGGTGAACTCGGGCGCCGCTTTGGTCGCAGGCATAGCCTGTCCATTTCGTCGGCTGCGGAGGCCATTCGGGCGTTGGTAGCAAATTTCCCGGCTTTTGAGCGGGAACTGGTGTCCTCTGGCGAGCGCGGCGTCGGATACCGCGTGCTGGCCGGCCATGAGGCACTGACGCTGGAACGCCTGCACGAGCCAACGGGGCAAAACCGCATCACGATTACACCGGTGGTCTCTGGCGCGGGTGGCAATGGCCTCGGTCAGATATTGCTCGGCGCAGCCTTGCTGGCTGTGGCCTGGTGGAACCCGCTGGGCTGGGCTGCGTCGGGCGCGTTTTTGTCCCAGGCGACGCTTTATTCGGTGGGTACCGCCATGATTCTTGGTGGTGTGGCGCAGATGATCGCCCCCACGCCCAAGGCCACCGAGCCCTCGGAGCGGCCTGAGAACAAGCCCAGCTACAGCTTCAATGGCGCGGTCAACACCACCGCTCAGGGGCATCCTGTGCCTGTTGGGTATGGGCGGCTAATTGTTGGCTCGGCCGTGATCAGTGCCGGGATCGACGTGGACGAGATTGCTGCATGACCAAGCTCATCATTGGTGCTGGCGGTGGCGGTAAAGGAGGTGGAGGGAGCGCCCGTGTGGCGCAAGAGGCCCCCGACAGCCTTCGATCAAAAGCCTATGCGCGGGTGGTTGACCTCATCTCCGAGGGAGAGATTGAAGGTTTGGTCGATGGCCTTCAGTCGGTCTACCTGGACGACACGCCCATCCAGAACCCGGATGGATCGACCAATTTCTCAGGCGTCACCCTGGAGACCCGAAACGGCAGCCAGCAGCAAAGCTATGTGCCCGGGTTCTCCTCCGTTGAAAACGAGGTGGTTGTAGGCGTTGAGGTCAAGGCGAGTCAGTCCGGTCAAGGGGTTGTGCGGTCCATTACTGATCCGGATGTGGACGCAGTCCGCATCAAGGTGAGCGTGCCGCAGCTCACGAACCAGGACACGACCAACGGTGATCTGAACGGGAGCTCTGTCAACTTCGCTATCGACCGGCAGATCAATGGCGGTGGCTTCGTTGAGATCGTCAATGACACGATCTCCGGCAAGACCACCACCAAGTACCAGCGCAGCTACTACGTGCCGCTCACCGGCAGCGGTCCTTGGGAAATCCGGGTGCGCCGCATCACCGCGGACTCCACATCCAGCGCAGTCCAGGACAAGACCTTCTTCGACTCATACACCGAGGTCATTGAGAGCAAGCTGCGGTATCCCAACAGCGCCCTGGTGGCACTGCGTGTGGATGCTTCGCAGTTTTCCAACATTCCGCGGCGCAGCTATGACATGAAGCTGCTGCGGGTGCGGATCCCTGTGAATTACGACCCCGTCACCCGGGCCTACAGCGGGGTCTGGAACGGAACCTTCAAGATCGCTTGGACCGATAACCCGGCCTGGTGCTTTTATGACCTGGTCACCAGCACCCGCTATGGCCTGGGTGGTTACATTCCCGAGGCCCAGGTCGACAAGTGGGCGCTCTACCGAGTAGCCCAGTATTGCGATCAACTGGTGCCCAATGGCCTGGGCGGATTTGAGCCTCGCTTTACCTGCAACTTGTATCTCCAGACTCGGGAGCAAGCCTACAAGGTCGTGCAGGACATGGCCTCGATCTTTCGGGGCATGGTGTACTGGTCGGGCGGAGCCATCACGGTCACCCAAGATGCCCCCGCTGGTCCGGTCTACCAGTTCGCCCCCAGCAACGTCGTGGATGGCGAGTTTTCCTACCAAGGGTCATCTGCCAAATCGCGGCATACGGTGGCCTTGGTCACCTGGAACGATCCGGAAGACTTTTACCGCCAGAAGGTGGAGTACGTTGAGGACGCGGCTGGCATTGCCCGCTACGGCATCGTGCAAAGCGAAGTGGTGGCCCTTGGCTGTACCTCCAGGGGCCAGGCCCACCGCGTTGGCAAATGGCTCCTGTACTCCGAGCAGTCTGAGTCCGAGATCGTCACCTTCCGCACCGGACTGGAGGGCGCAGTCGTTCGCCCGGGCGACGTCATCAAGATCGCTGATCCAGTTCGAGGGGGCATGCGCCTTGGAGGCCGGATCGCCGCTGCATCTGCCAGCACGGTCACCTTGGATCAAGACCTTCCGGCGGATCTTCCCTGGCGACTGTCGGTGATCTTGCCTACGGGGGCGATTGAAGAGCGCCTGGTGGGGCCGATTTCAGGTCGGACCTTGACGGTGACCATTCCCTTAAGCACACCACCACAGCCTGGGGCCATTTGGGTGCTGTCCTCTTCGATCATCGAGCCGCAGCTCTTTCGGGTGGTTGCGGTCGCAGAGCGGGACCCCGGTGTGCATGAGGTCACCGCGCTGGCTCACAACCCAAGCAAATTCGATGCAATCGAAAATGGGTTGGCCTTGCAGCCTCGCTCGATCACGGTGCTCTCTGATATGCCGTCAGCGCCCACAGGCCTGAGCGTGCAGGAGAGCCTGTACCGGGTCAAAGATCAGGCCCAAGTCCTGGTGCAGGTGTCATGGAATGAGGTTCAGACCGCAGTCGCATACCGGCTGTCCTACCGGGTGGCCGGCGGCAACTTTGTCAGCCTGCCGCTCACCAGCGCCAATTACGTTGAAATCCGCGATGCGCAGGAGGGGGCCTATGAATTCAGCCTTCGTGCCATCGGCATCACCCGCAAGGAGAGCGTGCCTGCAACATACAGCGCCACGGTGCTGGGCAAGACCCTGCCGCCTTCGGATGTCACGGGCTTCCTGGTCCAGCGCCGAGTCTCCGATCTGCTGATCACTTGGGATGAACTCCAGGATGCTGACCTGGCAGGTTATGAGGTTCGCGTTGGTGCTGGCTGGGACAACGGCCAGCTTGTCGCTAAAACCGCAGGCACGCAGATGGTCCATGACCAAAGCGCCGCCGGGCTGTACCCGTATCACATCCGAGCCTATGACACCTCAGGAAACTACAGCGCCCATGTGACGACCTTTGTCCTAAGCCTGCAGGCGCCCTCGACGGTTCGTCAGTTCGATGTGGTGCAGTCGGCAAACCGGCTGGAGTTTCGTTGGCTGCCTAATCCTGAGCCTGAAGTCGTCGGGTACGAACTTCGCGAGGGCGCGGCCTGGGATGCGTCGCTCTTTGTCGCCGAGGTCAAGTCCACAAGCTACACGCTGCCTTCGGGGTTTGATGGGGAGCGCAAGTTCTGGATCAAGGCCATCGCGTCACCCGGCATCTACGGCGACGCGCCAACCTTCGTGTCGACCGTGGTTGCCCAGCCGCAAAACGCCAACCTGATTCTTGAGCGCGATGAGCAGGCGCTCGGCTTTCCAGGTACCAAGCACTTTGCCTCGGTCGTATCGGTCAATGGCCACAACGCATTGCGCATGAGCACGGGGGCGCAGATCGCCGAGTACCTCTTTGAGGTCGATCTTGTCTCGCCTGTTCGCGCTCAGAACACGTTGCTCAACAGTCTCGGGGCCTCCGTGGATGACCGAACCACCTGGCTAGAGGGCAATTTCCCTTGGAGCAGTGATGCGGCCAGGCGCCAGTGGGCCTACGACGGTGCAATCGCCAACGTGGATGCGCGGTTCCAGATTGCTCGGGAGGATGCACTGCAAGCCGGAGAAATCTACGGTTGGCGACTGAACGGTTCAACGGCAGGTCTTGACGGAGGATTTGGTAGTCCGGTCTCCAGCCAAGCGGCTGGCGTGGCCTATGCAGCGGGCCGGTATGGCGATGGCCTCATGGTCAAGGACACCACGCGGGTGGCCTGGTCGGTGAGCATCCCATCGGTGTTCCACACCTCCTTTTGGTTCATCCCCTCTGAGGTCACGACTTGCGTGATCTGGGTTGCAAGCGGTCCGGCAGGATTGCTCCTTGTGGGCTATGACGCGGCCACATCGGTCTTTTTCTTGGAAGACCA